GAGGTGGCTGGACTTCAAATCCAGTTGGGGACGCCAGCGTTCCTGGGCAGGTTCGACTCCTGTGATCTTCCGCCAAATTTCCTCCGACGCCATCCGAGAACATCTAAAAATTCTTTATTTTCAAAACACATATTGAATGACTCTTCCGTAACCGTCCGACAAGCTCTCCCTGAATCCATGAAAAATATGTATAGTGATGTGTATAGATTTTTTATACGCATTTTTGACTTATACACATGCCACTAACAGACATACAAATTAAACGAGCAAAGCCTCAAGACAAACCCTACACAATGAACGACGGGCAAGGACTGTCATTACTCATCAATCCAGACGGCTCAAAAGGCTGGCGCTTCCGCTTCCGTTTTGCAGGTAAAGCCCGGTTAATGTCATTTGGTTCCTACAGCCTCGTCTCGCTTGCAGAGGCACGCGACAAACGCGAAACAGCACGCAAGCAGGTGGCAAATGGCATTGATCCAGTCGAAGAACGCAAAGCTCAAAAGCTCGCACAGCAGCTCTCAACAGAAAACTCATTCGAAGCTATATGTCGGGAGTGGCACACAAATAAAGCAGATCGTTGGACGGTAGCTTACCGCGAAGAAATCATTAAGACATTTGAGCAAGATGTTTTTCCATACATTGGTAAGCGCCCTATAAGTGAGATTAAGCCGCTGGAACTGCTTGAGGTGCTACGACGAATAGAGAAACGTGGAGCGCTGGAGAAGACCAGAAAAGTGCGCCAAAGATGCGGTGAGGTTTATCGCTATGCGATCATCACGGGTCGGGCAGAATACAACCCCGCTCCTGATTTAGCTATCGCACTAGCCGTTCCTAAGCAACAACATCATCCTTTTTTATCTGCCGAAGAGCTGCCTCATTTTATTCGGGATTTGGAAGCGTACACCGGTAGTATCATTACGAAAAATGCTACGAAAATAGTCATGTTAACCGGTGTTAGAACTCAGGAAATGCGCTTTGCTACGTGGCATGAGGTTGATCTTGAGAAAGGTATATGGGAAATCCCCGCTGAACGTATGAAAATGCGTAGGCCGCATTTTGTGCCATTGTCCACCCAAGTGATTGGTCTCTTAAAGCAACTTAAACCTATTACCGGGCACTACCCCTATATTTTTATCGGCAGAAACAATCGCAGCAAACCAATCTCGAAAGAGAGCGTTTCTCAAGTGATTGAGTTACTGGGATACAAGGGGCGTGCTACAGGTCACGGTTTTAGACATACAATGTCGACAATTTTGCATGAACAAGGGTTTGATAGTGCATGGATTGAAATGCAGTTAGCACATGTTGATAAAAACTCTATTAGAGGAGTTTATAATCATGCGCAATATTTTGAACAAAGAAAAAAAATGATGCAATCATACAGCGATTACTTATACCCTAGGAATAATAAATGAGCGACTTTGAAATCAACGGAAAACTTGTCTATTTTTTAGATATTCTTGAGAGTATTGAGGATGCTTTACCATCCTTAAAAAAGAACCTTCTTGACGAATACAACAATAAGAAAGCTGAATGTGAAAGTTTTATTGAAGCTCATGCTAAAGAAATCGAAAGAAAGGAAGATGGAAAAATATCAAGTTTTTTAATGCATAGGAGTAAGACACCAGAGCTAAGAAAACTTCGTAAAGAAAGAGATAAATCAAGAAAGTTACTTCTTGTTATCCCTACTAATTTCTTGGTGGCAATTGTTAGTGAGTATGATGCCTTTATTGGAGATCTTATTCGAGAAATATACAAGAATAAACCAGAAAAAGTTAATAGTTTAGAGAAGGAGTTTACATTTAAGGAAATAATTGAATTTGGGAGCATGGAATCTATCAAGGATTTTGTGATCGAAAAAGATATAGAAACTACTTTGAGAAAAAGCCATCTTGAACAGTTAAATGCTCTAGAACGAAAGTTTACTATAGACCTTACAAAGGATTTATCCTTACTCCCTGATTTTATAGAAATAACTGAGCGACGAAACTTATTTGTTCATTGTAAGGGTGTAGTTTCATCCCAATATATGAAAAACTGTTCTGAAAACGGTGTTAAACTCGATGATTTAAAGATTGGCAATAGGTTATATGCAACAAATAGTTATATATTCCATGCAATAGATGTATTTTCTGAGCTAGCGATCAAACTTACGCATGTACTTTGGAACAAAGTCTTTAAAGAGGATTCAGAAAAAATAGGTGATAGCATCCATGATATATCTTATGAACTGCTATCCAGAAAAAAATATGAGCTATTAAACTCACTATCCCCTCTATTTTTATCAAAACCTTTCAGTTCAATCGGTGAAGGTACAAGACGTGCTCTACTGGTAAATCATTGCATCGCTTTAATAGAAAGAGGCCAGAAAGCTGCCTCAGATAAGCTACTTGATAGTTATGATTGGTCTGCATCAAATCCAATTTTACAAATGGCTGAAAGAATTCTTAAAGAGGATTATAAAAGGTCTGCGGTGTATATGAAGCAGGCGTATCAAATGGATGTTCTTAAGAAAGAACACATTGATCAGTGGCCATTGTTTATGCATTTCAAGAATAGCGATGAATTCAAAAGTCTTTATGATGAACTATTTGGTAAGGACGAAACTATCAATGTAACAATAAGTGAAGAGGACATTCAATCGAAGGAAGCTGAAGCTGAAGCTGAAGCACAAGTACAGGCACAAGCGACTTTAGAGGCGGAAGAGGTAGAAGATGGGCAGCAGACGGAAACTACGTCAGTGCCACAACCCGTAGCCCAAACTGAGTCTGAAATAGATAATAAACAATCTTAGCTGCAATTGCGCGCAATGCTCTCCCCGCCACGCCTGCCCGCTTGATGTGTCGCTTTTAATGCAGGTGCATTAGCTAGCTCAGGCCGCAGCAAGGCTGGCGCGGGAGAGAATTTTGAGGGGTTTAAAACGCATGCAAAACCATGCACCTGATGCATGCATGGCTGTTTCTGCAAAAATGGCGGGATTTTCGGGTATTTTTTTCCGGGCTACCGGGCGGCCAGTTCAGCGCGTTTAATCACGTAATTCTGGTTTTGCGCAGGGGTGTATTTTTCACGGCTGTCAGCCCGCGAAGCCGCGTCAGGCCTGAATCCGGCAGCCGTTAATAATTCACTGTCCTGTGCTGAATAATTAATTTTTTCACCTCTGGCAAGCCAGACCACGAGGGCTTCACGCAGGTATTCAACGGAATGCTGCATGACGCATTGTTTTACGGCGCTGTGCTGCCCGTGATAGCCCATAAGTTCAGGTGCCAGCGCGGCGGCCAGTTCGGTACCATGCGACACCATAAAATCATCCAGCCGGTTACGGATACTGATGCGCTGCATATCCTCATGCGAACGGATATAGCGCCCGGCGCTCTGGTTCACCTCCCATTTCTTCACATCAATAATGTCGCGCAGCATTTGCAGTGACCGTGCACCGCTGTCATTCCCGGTCGCAAAAAGTTCATGATATTCCCGCTCAGCTTCCGCCAGTTCATTTTTACGGGTAAGCCAGGTGCTTTTGTTTCTCTGGCAGGTTTCAGAGGCCTGCGCCAGTGTTATCTCATTCATCCTGTTTTCCTCACTGGCGCACGGACGAGCGCGCGCGGTCTGCAATCCGGGACGCGGCTGCGGGGTTTACCTGAGCCGGTGTCTCCTGCTCTTTCTCCGCGGGCTGGCTTATCACTTTGTCGAGGGATTCCAGCGTGCGGAAGGAAGCCGAACAGAAGACATTCACGCACTGGTGATAGCTCTGCTTAACTGTATCTGACAGATAACGGCTGGTACGCACGTGTGCGGCATTCTGACAGAACGGACAGCGCATCATGACAGCAGCCCCCGCGCTTTCAGGTCTGCCTCTCGCTCGCGCATCTCCTGGTGGAATTTGTAGCGGGCTGCCGGGGTGGATGCCCGGGTCGTATTCATGTGCGGGAGTGTCTCAGCCGACAGGCCGGTGCGGTAAAGGACGGGTTCATCGTTCAGACGGATGTGACACGCCTGAACGGCATTTTTCAGCCATGCGGCCACCTCGTTCATGATGGCTTTTTCCGGCTCAACATAACCAATCGCCGCCGCAGCCTCACTCTCAAGTGCGCCACTGTGCGCCAGCATTTTCAGCTTCATCGCGCGGACAAGCGCCCCGCAGCTCTCACGAAGGGCGCTGTCGAGCTCGTGTGACGAATATTCTCTCAGGACACGCTCATGCGCCTGACGGTATGCTCGGGCTGAGTCGCCGCAGGCTCCGTCCAGCCTGTCACGTTCAAAGGCGAGTACCTCTGCCAGCGCGTCACACTCCTGCGCCAGCTCGCGGGAGGCAACGCGCATCAGATGGCGGTTTCTGAGTTCATCAGTCAGCACCGAACCGGCGGCACGAAAGGCACTGCGCCATTCGCTCATGTCACTGCCGCTCTCCTGCTCCAGTCCTGCTTTCTGTTCAGCTGTACGGGCTATGGCAGTGGTGGTTTCATCCAGCTTACGGGCATTTTCGGTGTGGGTGGCTTTCGCCTTATCGAGACGGCTGAATGCCGGTTTCAGGTAATCAGGGACGGAAGTGTCGGTCATGGTTATGCTCCTCAGTGAAATCAAGATGAGGAGATTCTGCCGCGCCCCGCACAACAACTCGACTCATTGCAGTTGTGGCAGTTCTGGCACAAACAGCATTCAAAAATCCGGCTCGCCAGAGAAAGGTCGCAGGAAACCCTTACTCATCGTTTGTTTTTTTACTGTTAACTGTTCACCACTCTTCACCTTAAGAAAAAAGATAAGTAATACAGTAAATTAAAGGGTGAACAGTTGGAGGTCTGACTGTTCACCGTCTGTTCACCACTGTTCACCCTTCAGTTTCTTCAGCTAAGCAGTCCTTTAGACCTTTTGGTGATTAAAAAACAAAAATATATGAATAAAAGTAATCAGCGGTTTGCCATTTTGTTGCCAATAATTGTCAACGATTGCCAATGTTTGCCATTGCCTTCATAAGCGAAAAGTCAATGTTTGTTTTCATGAAAATCTCACATGACCTGAGGAAAAATATAACCATAATAAGGAGCTACCCGAAGCCGGACAGACACGACCGGCACTGTATGGACTTTATGAGGTAGCCCGATGCACACCGCTTTTTCTTCCCCGTCTTCTGCCCCTGCCGCCCCGCTGATGCCGGTCTCTGAAGCCATTCATGAGCGGTTTATCCGTCTGCCTGAAGTGATCCACCTGTGCGGACTTTCACGCTCGACGATTTACGACCTCATCAGCCGGGAGGCGTTTCCGAAGCAAATCTCGCTCGGGGGTAAAAATGTGGCGTGGGCGCAGTCTGAAATCAGCGCATGGATGGCAGATCGCATTGCTGAACGCAACCGGGGCTATGACGCATGATGATGGCCGCTCAGCAAAAAGCTCCTTTTTCTGGCTTGCTTCTGTTGTCAGTTTCCTGGTACAGTTTTCCCGCTGTCGCAAAATCGGCAGCCGGGCGTAGGAACCCGTGTTTAACTATGGCGACATCAGACGCGCCTCGCGTCTTTTTTTATGTCTGTGCCTTGATGCACCCATTTAATACTCGGTGGCTTTTTAGCCATTGCGTAATTCGTGTAATGGTGGCTCAGGCGGGGCAGCCTTCGGGCTGGCCGGTTCTCATAGTTACCGGTATTCCTACCCCCGTCTGGGCTACCACCAATGAGTGTAGGAACTCCGGTGGTAGCTTTAACCAGCTAACTATGGAGGTTGCCCTTATGGCTACGACCCTCACCCCGTCACATCCGCAGTTTATCTTTGTGTTTGCCGCCGTTCGTCGCGCAGACCGTAAACCCCGTATCTGTATGCTCCGCACCATCGCCGGTAATGAGCAGGCCGCACGTCTTTCCCTCGTTCGCGATTACGTCCTCTCGTTTGCTGGCCGCCTGCCGGTTGCAGAGGTGCGCGCATGAAACACACCACCATCACGATGCAGGAACTCGAATGCCTGGAGCATCTGCGTAACGTCGGCCACTTCGTTAATGCCCTGATGCAGGAGCAGGACTGCGCCACCGTTCGCCGCGACCCGGCGCAGCAGTCGCAGCTCACCTCCGTGATTTACCTCATGACCGCCCAGCTCGATGGCGTGGTCGAGCAGTGCAATCAGCGCTGGCTGACCGGGGAGGGCAACGTATGAAAAAGCCGTTACCGCCCGTACTGCGTGCAGCCCTTTACCGCCGCGCCGTGGCCTGTGCCTGGCTGATTGTGTGCGAACGTCAGCGCCGCTATCCCCATCTCACCCTCGAGGCGCTGGAAAGCGCCATTGCCGCCGAGCTGGAGGGCTTCTACCTGCGCCAGCACGGCGAGGAGAAAGGCCGTCAGATTGCCTGCGCACTGCTGGAAGATTTGATGGAAGCCGGGCCGCTGAAGGCCGCCCCGTCACTGTCCTTTCTGGGGCTCGCCGTGATGGATGAACTCTGCGCCCGCCATATCACATCGCCTGTACTGCACTGAGGGAGAAAATAACGATGAAAATGAACGTAACGGAAACTGTAAAACAGGCGTGCGGCCACTGGCCGCGCATTCTCCCGGCGCTGGGTGTGAAAGTGATTAAAAACCGGCATCAGGCCTGCCCGGTGTGCGGGGGTTCTGACCGCTTCCGCTTCGATGATAAAGAGGGGCGCGGCACGTGGTTCTGTAACCAGTGCGGCGCGGGTGATGGCCTGAAACTGGTTGAGAAGGTGTTCAGCGTATCGGCCGCAGAGGCTGCCGGAAAGGTGGATGCCCTGACCGGCAGCCTGCCACCGGTTGCCCCGGAGGTGATTGCCGCCGCAGAGGCGGAAAACGATGCCAGCCGCAAAGCGGCGGCCTCGATGGCCGTAAAACTCATGGAGAAGACCCGCACGGCCACCGGCAACGCCTATCTGACCCGCAAGGGCTTCCCCGATAGTGAATGTGTGATGCTGGCGACCACGCATAAAACCGGCGGTGTGACGTACAGTGCCGGGGATGTGGTTGTTCCGCTGCATGACCATTCCGGCGGACTGGTTAACCTTCAGCTTATTAATTCTGAGGGTCTCAAACGCACCCTGAAAGGCGGCGCGGTAAAAGGGGCATGTCATATCATCGAAGGGCAGAAACAGGCAGGAAAACGCCTGTGGATAGCAGAGGGCTATGCCACAGCACTCACCGTGCATCACCTGACGGGCGAAACCGTCATGGTGGCGCTGTCCTCCGTGAACCTTCTTTCTCTGGCGAGCCTTGCCCGACAAAAGTACCCGGCCTGTCAGATTGTCCTCGCCGCCGACCGTGACCTCAGTGGCGACGGCCAGACCAAAGCCGCAGCGGCCGCACGAGCCTGTGAGGGGATTGTTGCCCTGCCGCCGGTATTTGGTGACTGGAATGATGCGTTTATGCAGCAGGGTGAGGACGCCACGCGCAAAGCTGTCTATGGTGCCGTCCAGCCAGCCACACAAAGCCCGTTCGACACCATGAGCGAGGCGGAATTTACCGCCATGAGTACCAGCGAAAAGGCGATGCGGGTGCATGAGCATTACGGCGAAGCGCTGGCCGTGGACGCGAACGGCCAGCTCCTTTCCCGCTATGAAAGCGGCATCTGGAAAGTGATACCGCCCTCCGATTTTGCACGCGACGTGGCAGGGCTGTTCCAGCGCCTGCGCGCCCCGTTCTCGTCCGGGAGAATTGCCTCGGTGGTGGAAACCCTGAAACTGATTATTCCCCAGCAGGCCGCCCCGGCGCGTCGTCTGATTGGTTTTCGTAACGGCGTACTCGATACCCAGAGCGGGATATTCAGCCCACACAGCAAATCGCACTGGCTGCGCACCCTGTGCGACGTGGATTTTACCCCGCCAGTGGAGGGCGAAACGCTGGAAACCCATGCGCCGAATTTCTGGCGCTGGCTCGACCGCGCTGCCGGTGGCCGTGCAGATAAACGCGACGTCATTCTCGCCGCGCTGTTTATGGTGCTGGCGAACCGCTACGACTGGCAGCTATTCCTCGAAGTGACCGGACCGGGCGGCAGTGGGAAAAGTATCCTCGCCGAAATCGCGACCCTGCTCGCCGGTAAGGATAATGCAACGTCCGCCGACATTGAAACGCTGGAAGATCCGCGTAAGCGTGCCTCCCTGATTGGCTTCTCGCTGATACGTCTGCCTGACCAGGAGAAATGGAGCGGTGACGGCGCAGGGCTTAAGGCCATTACCGGCGGCGATGCGGTATCTGTTGATCCGAAATACCAGAACCCGTACTCAACACATATTCCGGCGGTGATTCTGGCCGTGAATAACAACCCGATGCGCTTCACCGACCGCAGCGGCGGTGTGTCACGTCGCCGGGTAATTCTTCATTTCCCGGAGCAAATCGCACCCGATGAGCGCGACCCGCAACTCTGCGATAAAATCGCGTTCGAGCTGGCCGTCATTGTGCGCCAGCTTATGCAGCAGTTCAGCGACCCGATGAGCGCCCGCGCACTGCTCCAGTCCCAGCAGAACTCCGGCGAGGCGCTCAGCATCAAGCGCGACGCTGACCCGACATTTGATTTTTGCGGCTATCTGGAAGCGCTGCCGCAGACAAACGGTATGTTTATGGGGAACGCCAATATCATCCCGCGCCAGCCACGTAACTACCTCTATCACGCCTATCTGGTCTATATGGAGGCCAACGGTTACAGGCACGTGCTGAGCCTGAAAGCATTCGGGCTGGGGCTGCCGATGATGCTGAAAGAATACGGCCTGAATTACGAGAAGCGACACACCAAACAGGGAACGCAGACTAACCTGACGCTCAGGGAGGACAGCAACGGCGACTGGCTGCCGAAGTGCGACGAACCCGCAGCGACATAACCCACCTCAGACCGGCAACAGCCGGTCTTTTCTTTTCTGGCCATTGCCTCAAGGTGAACAATCCACTGTTCACCCTTCACCGTATATTCACCATGTATCTTTATGAAAATATTGATAAAAAACCAGAGGTGAACAGAGTAAACAGTAAAACCCAAAAAAACTTTTTACCCCCCCCCCGCGCATCGCCTGACCGGGCGGTTACGGAACAAGCAAAATCACAAAGGTGAAGAGTCGACTGTTCACTCTTCACCAACCATTCACCACTTATCTTTATGATACTAAAGAGAAAAATAATGAGGTGAACAGAGTGAACAGTTAAATGCAAAAAAACTTTTTTTGCGTATGATGTCGGTATAAGGCTTCACGGGAGTATTGAATAATGGATAAGACGAGAGACTTTATCCTTGAAGGGCTTGCTCGCTATGGTTTGGCTGATTTGCCCGGTAGACCTTACGATTCTGCTTTTGAATTAATAGCCTCCTCACCCATCCGCAAGCGCCTCATCGTTATGGGTTTTAATGGTTCGTCGGCAGATTCTCATATGACCAACAGGCAGTCTATTATTCAGGATCATTCAAAGCCTTTTGTTTCGAATGTCTATTTAGGAACGCAAGGGGAATGGGGAATTTCTCACCTAGCTAAGCGACTACAACAGATACCTATCAGCCTAGGTTATAGATGGGAGGATGTGGTATTTACTAATGCTCTAATGATGTGCTCAAACAATGCCTCAGCACTCAAACAGGAAGCGAGTAGACACAAACTAACTGTCGAGAAGCTCGTAAAATTCTCAACAAGATTTTTTGAGGATGTCACAATTCCTTTGTGTAATCCTGAATTAATTGTCGCTTATAGCAACAGTCTACAGTCCCTTTCAGCAGCAAATATTTTGTTTAAACATTTCGGAGAGCCAAGCACTCTCATCTATACGCAACAGAAAGGTTATTACACAACATTCGCTTTCTCAGCCGTACTAAATGACATGGAAGTCCCTGTAATATGTGTCCGCCATATGTCTAGATTTAAACCTTCAGAAGACTTAATTGAAGCAGCTCTAGAGATGGTGAAGAGACTTTAGCTTGATCCGTCTGATTGAACCATACACTTGAAAAAATGTGTATAGCGATATGTATAACCAAAATACCAACAAACACAAAAATACAATAAAAACACAAGCTTACACCTAAAATAGAACTCCTGTGATCTTCCGCCAAAATTTTATTTGTCCCATTGGGATATTATTATAACTCTAGCGCCACTCTTAATTTCCTTACAATTTTACGAAGTTCTTTATAAGTTATTCCTAGTACTGGATACAAATTAACTTTTGTACATGTAGAAAAAGCCGAATGATCTGATAAATAAATTTCATCAGCATTTTGTAGTTTATGGCATATATGCTGATCGATCGCGACCATAAGCGTGTCTCCAGGAACCTCATATAATTCGATGCTTAATTTTAACTCAATAATTCTTTCTTTATATGCAATTAACTCCTCCATGCAAAATTTCAAAAAATTATTAACTCTTTGACCTCGCCTATAGGGCAAACTTCTACAATATAATGAATCAACATTACCATTGAGATAGTCTATCGTTTGCTTTGCTTTTTCAAGTACCAATGGTTCATTACCAATATCTACAACTTCCGCCATTGAATCAATGTTATATCTTAAATAGTCATTTATATTATAAGTTTCACTAGAGGGATCTAACAATTTAACATCTGTTATTTTTTCATTTTCAATAAAAAAGAAAGATTTTTTCTCTTTTGCTAAATTGCATTTATCACAAACTTTGTGTAGGTTTCCCCAAGTATAACCTAGCTGAGAAAATTCTTTTTTTGGTTTATAATGCTCAACAGCATACTTACCATTACTAACGTCACATTCACATATATAGCACTTACTGAAGTACAATTCCTGAAGACTTTTCTTAACATCTTCATGAGCATAAATTGAAGAAGATATTTTTGTATGATCGCTAAGATGAGTTAAATTTTCAGCTGATAGATTTTGTAGCTTTGCCGGATACGTGACCTCTCCTCTAATAACTCTTCTCATTACTCATCACCTTTTATATATTTAATTAATTCTAAAGAAGAAAACGTAGCCATTAATAATTGAAGTTCTTCTTTAGCAGATTCAGACGTAGAAAGAGAGTTATAAATTTTCTTTAATTTTTCTAAATCTCTATTTTCAGAAGAAATTAATTTCTTAAAATCTTTTAATAAAAGCTCAGTTTCTTTTGAAAACCCTCCTTCATACTTAAATATAATATTTGTAATACTATCGATATCCATAGCCCTGAAATTTTCTTCAAAAGAAAGACCAGATGGCAGGCTTACAACTAGAGATTTTTCAGGTAATCCCCTAATAATAAAAGGACTGTGTGTAGAAATAATAAAATTAATGTTAGGGAATATGTTAGTTAGAACTTCAATGTAACGCTCTTGAGCCCGAGGATGTAGATGTAAATCGATCTCATCTATTATTACGATACCTGGAATCTCGAAAAAAGAATGAATTTCTAAAGTGCTATATTCATCTTTATTATATTTCTGATGAATATATAACTGTCTTTTAATTATTGCAGAAATTGTAACAAGTATATCCATTTCACCTTGGGATAACGAATCAACATGCCCAACATTATTAAAATGAACCGTTCTGAATGGCGCTCTTGTGACAGAAATTTTACCGAAATCTTTACCAGTGATTTGTTGTAATATATCAGCTATTTTTTTTAAACCAAGCCTTGAATCTTTATATCCTAAAACTGCGTCATATACCATTTCCAATATAACAGTTTTTAAATTGTTCCCAATATATGCAACCTCGAAAGCATAAGGAAAAGCTCCCCAATTATTTTCTATATTTTCTAACTTAGAAAAATCACTCTCATTCTTCATGTAATCAAAATCATAGGATTCATAGCGAGAGCCAGGACGATATAAAAAAACATTTGCGTGCACAAAATCTTCTTTCGACTGGACTTTTGAAACCTTATGGCGTGCCTCGGCAAAAAAACTATTCCTTATAGTAACGCCATCTATAATTTCGTTGTAAGTCTCAACGGGTAAATCACGATCTTTTACGACTAGTTTTTTATAAGTAAAATTTTTGCCAAAAAGATCTGAATAAGTTATTTGGAAAGCATAAAATTTTTCACCTTTTTTAATTTCAGCTGGTGTCACCGCCCTATATCTTTTATTGCCTTGGGTTGTATAGTTAGGGAATTTTGTAGAGGTATTCATAACTATACTTTCAACAATTAAGCTAAGAAGCGATGTTTTCGAACTACCATTTTCACCAACAAAACATAATACTCTATTAGAATCTAAGTTTATATTTAACGTTGAAATATTTCTAAAGTTATGCACACTTAATTTTTTTATGCTCATTCAAATCTCGCTTTATAATTTTATGTAAAAATGTATATTCATCATAAAAATTATCCTTGTGGTTTTTGCCCCCTTTTTCTCAAAGCTTCCCTCGCCAGTTCCTTCAACCAGCTGGCGAGACTCACCCCTTCTTCCGCCGCCACAGCATCCAACTGTTCCTTCAATGCCGGATCAATACGCATTTTAAACTGCGGGGATTGCCCGCCGCCTT